AAAAACATATCAATACTGTGTAGCAGAAAACTGGGGAAAGGGTTTCATCGATCACGTTGAATCTCAAAGAATCACGTTTGCTGGCTATCCAGCGAATGTTTGGCAAGTTCCTGCATACAACAAACATGCTAATCTTTGGATTGCCAAAGTAGCGGGTGTCGTTAAAACAAAAGACGAGGCTCAAGCATTAGTTGATGCAGAGGTTCAGGCAGCTCAAAACACTTGGGACGGTAATAACGTTGAAGGTGAATCAGCTGATGAAAAAGTTGAAAGACTTGGACCAAGACCTGCTGACATAACATTAGAGGAATAAAAATTAAATGGCGACGTATTTAGGTACAAACGGTAGTAGGATACAGAACTATACCACTAATCCTGATAACCCGAATGAGGGAGAGGTGTGGTATAATGCGACTGATCAAGTATTAAAGTTTCAATATACTAATGTGGCAGCTGCTTGGTCTACTGCTAATAGTTTAAATGTAGGTAGACTTGGTATAATGTCTGCTATTAATGGAACACGAAGTGCAGCATTAGCAGCTGGTGGAAATACAGGACCAGGCACACCTGAAATATATGATGGAACAGAACTATATGATGGATCTTCTTGGACTGAAGTAAATAACTTAAATACGGCAAGAGAAGGCGGTGCTGGAGCTGGAACCCAAACTGCAGCATTAGTTTTTGGTGGAAATTTACAACCAGGTAATGTAGCAAACACAGAAAGTTGGAATGGAACCAACTGGACTGAAGTAAACGATTTACAAGCAGCTAATTCAAGAATGGCAGGAGCTGGAACACAAACTTCAGCATTGAGTTTTTCTGGAGGCGGTAATACTGCTAACACAGAATTATATAATGGAACAAACTGGACAGAAGTAAATAATTTAAATACAGGAAGAACAAACTCTTCAGGAGCAGGAGCAGATAATACAAGTGCAATATGTGCAGCTGGAGAAACACCATCTGTTACAGGAGCAACTGAAATTTGGAATGGAACCAATTGGACGGAAGTAAATGATTTAAATACAGCTAGAGATCGTGCAACAACAGTTGGATTAGAAACATCAGCTTTATGTTTTGGTGGTCAACCAGGTGATACAATAAATGAAGAATGGAATGGAACTAACTGGACAGAAACAGTAGATTTAAATAATCCCACAAAATTTGCATCAGGAGCAGGAACTAGTTCAGATGCTTTATCTTTTGGTGGTTTATTAGCACCAGGAGCTTCATCTACGTTTACAGAAGAATGGAGCAAAACTACACAAGTCGGAGCTTGGACTACTCAAGCAAATATGAATACTGCTAGAAAATCTTTAGAAGGAGCAGGAACAAGTAATACTGCAGCTTTAGCTTTTGGAGGAACTGCAAATCCTCCAACTTATGCTTTAACAGAATCCTATAATGGAACTAGTTGGACTGAAGTAAACGATTTAAATAGTGCGAGAACCTCAATGGGTGCTGCTGGTTCATATACTGCTGCAATAACTTTTGGAGGTAGCCCAAATAGCGCATTAACAGAACTTTGGAATGGAACTAACTGGACAGAAACAACGGATTTGGGTACTGGTAGAAGTGGTATGGGACCTGCAAATGCAGGAACAACAACAGCTGCTTTAGGTGCTGGTGGAGCTTCTCCTGTAGTTGGTATAACAGAATTATGGAATGGATCCAATTGGACTGAAGTAAATGATTTAGGTACTGCAAGATATTCAATGGCAGGAGCAGGAACTTCAACGTCGTCTGTAGTTGCTGGTGGATATACGACTACACAACAGAGTGTAACAGAGTCTTGGAATGGAACAAATTGGACAGAAGTAAATGATTTAAATCAAGCAAGATATAATTTTTCAGGAGCAGGAGCAAGTAATACATCTGCTTTAGTTTTTGGTGGTCAACCAGGATTAGGACCTGCAACAGCTAAAACAGAATTATGGAATGGTACTACTTTTACTGAACAAAATGATAGAAACACTGCAGTTGTAGGTCCAGCAAGTGCTGGAACAGCTACATCAGCTTTAGGTTTTGGTGGAGAAGGACCACCTCAATTAGCTGTAACTGAATCTTGGAGTGTTCCATCAATTTCAACTAAAACAATAAGCACAGATTAATTATGACAACATACAAAGAAATAAAAGGAACACAAATCGAAGTAGTATCATCGGATCCATCGAATCCTGTTGAAGGACAAGTTTGGTATAACTCAACTGATCAAGCTGTAAAAGGTGAAGCTGCTACGACTACAGATGCTTGGGCTACGAGTGGTAGTTTAAATACTGCAAGACCACAAATTGGTGCTCTTGGAACTCAAACAGCTGGATTATTTTTTGGTGGTGCTTTACCACCACCTCAAACTGCAATTACAGAATCTTATAATGGATCTGCTTTTTCAGAAGTAAACGATTTAAATACAGCAAGAAGAATAGCGGCGGGTGCTGGAATATCAACTGCGGGATTAGGTATAGCTGGTTATGCAGCTCCAGGAAATCAAGCAGTTGTAGAATCTTGGAATGGAACTAATTGGACTGAAATAGCAGACATAAATACAGCAAGATATTGGGGTAAAGCATCAGGAACAGATTATACATCAGTTTTATTTTCTGGAGGTTATGTTACAGCCGTGTCTGGTTTAACTGAATCTTGGAATGGATCAGCATGGACAGAAGTAAATGACATGAATACCGGAAGACAAATTGGTGGAAAAGCAGGAGCTTCTAATACTTCAGCAATGGTTTTTGGTGGTGTTGCACCAGGGGATTCTGCTTTAACAGAAACTTGGAATGGAACTAACTGGACTGAAGTTGCTGACTTAAATACTGCGAGATCGGCTGGAGCTGGTTTTGGAATTACGACATCAGATGCAGTAATGTCAGGAGGAGAAAATCCTGTTACATCAAATGTAGAAACATGGAATGGAAGTGCATGGACTGAAACAACAAACATGTCTATAGCAAAAGCATCTTTTGACGGAACTGGAACTGGAACATTAGGAGTAGTTGCAGGAGGATATGGTTCTCCAGGAACTCCAACAGCTGTTTCAGAAGAATGGACAGGTGCAGGTGCTCCTGTTGTTAGAACATTTACAGACAGTTAAGACTTGTAATATAGTTTAGTTAGTATATATTACATTTAATTATAAAGGATAAAGCTATGAAAAAAGATGTTAAAGAAGTTATACAAGGTGAAGAACCACATTTAAATAATTTGTTATCACCAGAAGATTTGTCATCGTTTAAAGGTATGGTAGACGAGCTTCGTGATACATGGACCAAGAAACAAATGTTTCGAACAGAAACAGAAGCAAGGTTTTCTGTACTACAAGATAATAGATACCCAACTAAAGCTGCAAAATATTGGCAATGTGTGAGAGAACAATCATCATACTTAGATAATCTAATGATGCTATCATTTGACTACAGAAGAAATGAAGCAAAGATAACTTGGTTAGAAAAGAAAATTGAAAAAGAAGAAGACGAATATAAAAGAACTAAACATCAAATAGATTTAGATGAATGTAGATTTACTAAAGCATCTATGGAGAAAGTTGCAAGACATAGAATGCGTGAAATTAAAATGTGGTCTAAATTAAAGAAAGAGTTTAACGATGGATCGTTTAATGATAAAGATGTTAACGTTCACCAATTAGAATCTTATGGTATGCAGTATCACGAGAAAGCTAAAACATTAAATGCAAACTCATCAGAGGCAGAAATATTTAATGTAATGGGACAACTGCAATCTTTACAAAGAATTAAAAAGTCAGGTGAACTAGAACAAAGTTATCCAAAGAAAGAACAAATTGAACAACATGGAAAACCTAAAGTTTGATTTCGTATTCTTAGGTCAATCTATTTTAAAATATCAAGTACCTTTAGATATCTTCAATAGTATTAACTATATATACGAAACAAACTATCATAATCTTGAACCTGCAAATGGTCAATTAGTTGGTAAAATAAAAAAAGAACATTCTTTATTTTATCATGGTCAAGACCAATCAAAGATGAAAAATCATAACATGTTACCAAAAGATGTAACTAATTATTTTGTAAAGATGTTTAAACATTATTTAGCATTCAATAAAATAAAAGATTACAAATTACATCTTAATTCTATATGGGTTAATCAGATGAAACAACATGAGTACAATCCAGCACATATTCATAGAGGCATGTTGTTTACTGGTTTATCTAGTGTAATGATTTTAAAACTACCATCAACCTATGGTAGAGAATATTCAGCAGAACATGTGCAACAAAATGGTAGATTACAAATATTAGGTGCAGCTAATGGTCAATTTGCAAAAATAGATTATCAACCACCAATGGATCTTAGAGACTTTTATATTTTTCCATATGATATGAGACATACCGTATATCCTTTTAATGGCACTGATGAAGTAAGGCGAACTCTTGCTGCAAATATGGATGTAGAATTTGATCCAATAAAAAATAGAGGGGCTAATTAGTGGATAAACAATATTACATAGACAATCACATAGGTATTTTTAAAAACTTTATGCCAAACGAATTAATAGATGATTACACAAATTATTTTAATAAATGTGAACAGCAAGGCGCTGTGTATCCAAGAAAAGAAGATGAACTTTTAGTATCTGATAATGCAATAAATACCATAAGAGATACTAATGTTGCAATGACTTATACCAACAAACCTTTTATAGATTTGTTCTTTAAAGAAATTTATCCTTTGTATGTTAAAAAATATTCTTATTTAAGAAATGTGGCTAAACACACTATACTTGAAGTTAAAATACAAAAGACTAAAGTAGGTGAAGGTTATCATTTTTGGCACTGTGAGAATGCAGAGATGAAAGCTAGAA